GCATCAAATTGAACAGTTCCCTGTTCGCCTCGAATGGTTGCCATGGTCAGAGTTCCTCGATGAATTCAAAGGTCACACGGACCTGAGTTTGAAAGTAGCCTTCAGGTGCTGGTGTCCCAACAACTTCAGGACCGATTGGCGCATCGAAGTAAACCCCCGACACTATGATTCGATTATAGAGATCACGAATCCTCCCGCCGATTGTATAGTTAGCACCTGAGCCAACACCAGCAGGCGTGAATATATTGATGACGATGACACCAACGATTCGATTCTGAGAGTTAGTTGTCAGTCCTTGGCTAAGATATTCATTCGCACCAAAGTTCAATAAACACTGAACCCATGATGAGTTGGGTGTTGGCGAATAAGAGACGTTGTTGAATACAACAGGAATTGCAGGGCTTAAGGCAAGCTCAGTGGCAAGCCTAGATTCAATCGTTGCACGAACAGTGTTTAGATCTACTGCTGCCATCAACCTTGCCTCTTGATTTGCTCATAAGCTGATCGTACAAAGGCTTGCATTTCTTTACCGATAAGATCAATCCAGCCAGGGCCATTGGTTTGATGACTACTGCCGCTACCTGGTGTTTCCCAGTTTTTCACTTCGCGCTTGGGATTATATCGCGTTTCTGTTTTCAAACCAGAGCCAGGAGCAGCATCTGCTAACTTCTCGGCATACGGCAAGTTGTTGTGAATGCTGTAATAGTTGCCCAGCTTTTCTTGTCCGGCAATATAGTTGTACCCTTTTGGCGGTGCTTCTTTTCCTCTATAGTCGCCTGGGGGTGGTGGTGTACTGTTGCTTGCATTTTCACCAATTTGCCAGCCAATGCGAAATCGGCCAAGATCAACAGGACTCTTTTCTTTTAACTTACCATCAGCTTCAAGCACAGTCACACGCAATAATTGCTCGATCTGACCTTCCATATAGTCCCCGATCTGAGATAGCTTGATTTCTTTTGCCATCATCAAGCCCTCAAAATAAGTTCGTAAGTGATCGCGGTATTGTCTTGCTCAATCGTGTCAACACGAATAATCTGATGCACCACGCTGCTAATCACAACATGATCTTTTGTTGTAGGTGCAGCCGCCAAATCATCTGCTGCAACAATCAACTTCTTATCAGTAGCCTCGACTAATTGATTCACCTCAGCGTTGCTGACATTCTCAACCACACCTTTAATTGCAGTATCGTCAGTAGTTTCAGTGACAGAGCCAGTCGTAGCGTTATAGCTCCCTGCTGTGATATACCGGATCGTTACGTCACCACCCAACGCATTGATGACGTTGCTTGCAACCTTTTCCAGTGACTTGGCAAGGCTCATAATCAGCTCCTTCTGATTGCAATGTTGCCAGGTCCACTAATCCTTAGACCCGTAAGATACCGTTCAAACATTGGTGGGACATGATCAGCACCAACAGCACCAACCTTGTCAGGTGTTACATCAATACTTCCAATCTTGACGTTTTTATAGTCGTTCAATCCGCTTAGGCTGATGCCATCCTTGTTGTTGTGCAGGTAAACAGCAAGCTCGATCTGTGCGCGTTTAATCTGATCCGGAATTTCTTCATCAGTAAAGTAATCTTCAGAAATCCGAAAAGGAAAGTTCGTTGCGTAAGTATTGATGTAAGTGTCAGGCTTGCGAACTCCTGTTCGAGGCCATTGCAATGCCTGTTCATTAGTTGCGCGAGCACCTAAAAACCGCTCACGATCAAGCCGTTGTGTCGCTGCAGCTAGCGCACGATTTCGGCTGTCAGTGTTACCTGAATCCCATTGTGAAGCGTCAGTGCTAAGCACCATCGCTTCAACATAAGCATCAGCTTCAATCAGTGTTATGTAGCTGTTGGCGTTTACGTCGCCCGCCATTGCGTTGATTGTTACTGCCATCGGGCTTCACAGTAGAAGGCTGTTTTTTTGGCTTTTCAGGAGTGGAGGCCACTACTTGTGCAGCAGCCTCACGTTCCCTCATTCGCCTAAAAGCGAATAGTCCCATCAATCAATACCAGAGGTGGTGGTGATTCGCACGATACCGATGTTGTTGGTTTCGTACACTTTGGTCCAGTTACCTACGGTTTCCAGTTGTGCCCGAGTGGGGTTAGCAACGGCAGTAGAGAACTTGGAACCAATCGGATGGTACACATAGTGCAGGTCGATTGACATGGCATCGCTCTTAGCGAGGATGTCACGGTCGGTTTCAGTCTGCAGGCCAAGCTGTTCACCAGAGCCAATGGCACCTTCGGTGAACATGTAGCTGGCATATTCGGTGGTAGCACCAGAGCCAGCAGTCTGCACATCCGACGACACAATCACACGCATTCCCATGAAGGTCGGGACACGCACATCACCAAAAGCAGGTGCAGTTGAACCTTGGCTTGCAGCAGTGTCAGCAATACCGCTGTCGTCATAGATGAAGTCAATCGCACGACGCTCCATCAAGTCGTAGTAGACGTTCGGGTGAACGCAGATAGCAGCAAGCTTTTCACCTTGATCACCAAGGAGAGACTTGCCAACGACAATCTGACGAGGACCAAGATCAGTCGGGGTGTCAGTAGTAAGACCATCAACTGCAAGGGCCGCATAAGCAGCAGAGCTGGTGTCACCAACAGCACCGAACACACCGCCAAGGCAAGAAAGAAGATCTTTCTGACGCTGGTTAGCGATGTAGTCAGCAATCTTGTTGCCGATAGCAGCCATCGGGTCAGAACCTGCAGCAAGTGCAGCGAGGTCCCGTGACTCAAATGCACGACCACGGTGCAGAACAGCAGCAACCTGCTTATCAGCAGTGATTTTGCCAGGTGTCAGGGAAGTGCTATCAGTCAGGATCTCGAAATCACCTGTCAGATTTGCTTTCCAATGCGGAACCTGAACAAAGTCACCACCACCTTCAGAAGCATTCAGCTGCTCCATAGGTTGCACCACACCAGAAGCCAAAAAGGCATCACGCTGAGTGGTGGCCTCTAAAACGTAAGGCGTGAAAATCTCGGGGATGATTACATCAGAGCGAAGAGTGCTCGCCATGACTAAACCTCAATAAATGTTTTACGGTGTGGGCGTAACCCGATATGGCTCAGCGTAGCCTTGCCTTACGTTTATATTAACGACCCGCTGCAGCTTTCAACCTTTCATACAAATCCCGATCAGTACGATAAAGCCTTGATTGTTCGGTTAGGTTGAAGTTGTCCTTATCAAACGGGTTCTTGGTGCCTGGTGGGATGTCCCCACCAGTGCTGCGGCCTGATGGTGCACCAGATCCTTGCGGCTTCGGTGCTTTCTGCATCCACTCTGGCAATGACGCTTTAGCCCAATCTGCAACAGGTCTGCGTTCGTAGCCATCAACGACAACAACAGTGCCATCAGCTTCACGCTGGATTTTGTCTGCTGACAACTTGGTTTTGAGCACTAGATCAGGATCATGCACAATGTCTGCCAGGGCAGAAACTGCAGGGCTGATCAGTTCTAGTTCTCGGACTTTGGCTTCAAGTTCTTGAATGCGCTGGTCCTTTTGCGCCGACGCCTCACGGAACTGTTGCTCCAAAGCCTGTCGCGCTTCAGTGTATTTTCCTTCGGATTCAAGTTTTGATTGTTCAGCTTGTCGTTTGAAGTCCAACAGTTCTTGAACATCCACATCCTCAGGGATGGACTTTGCTTTTTTCAGCTTGCCGATCAGCTCATGATTCTTGCGTTCAAGAGCTTCGATGCTGTTTTTTAGTGCGTCAATCTCACCGTTGTTTTGCTGTTCACCAGGCGTAACCTGTTGATCTTGCTCGTCAGACATGAAAAACCCGTAGGGTAAGTTTTCAGTCGAATGTTATCACTAGTTCACTGTTTTGGCGTCCAAGTGTGCTTAGGATTGCGATTTTTAGCTTGCTCTTCAACCGTCGCCCAACGGACATTCCCAGGAGCATAGTCACCCATTGGGTCAATTCGATCTAAAGTCAACCCTTCTGGGCGTGGGCCAAGCTCTTGCAAGAACTGCTCGTAAGATTCAAACAAAAAACGAACGTGTCCGTAAGCGTTCTTATGATTGTCCTTTACACGTCTCTTGGCACGCATGAAAGATTTGTAAGCGCCTTGATTTCTGCGTAGTTCAGCAGGGTCTTTTTTCCAGGTAACTGGTCTTGCTTTCATTGCACACGGCTTACAAAGTAGCTGCTCACCAAGTCTTTCTTTTTTGTCGACCAAGTCCTTGCGTGCTGTACGCTCTTGATTGCAGCAAGGGCAGATCACTTGAACGTATGAATGATGCGCTGCCAACTTTCTAAAGCGGTTACCATTTCATTTTAGCGCCACTTGGTCCTATCAGCCCAGAAAGCTGCAGACATCTTGCCTTTGGCGATGTTTTTTGCGTGCCTGGCTTTGAATGATGCACGACGTGCTTTTGCAGCTTTTGATTCACCCTGACGACGTGGTGAACCTGACACGCCTTGTTGTCCAAAACGAATCAGCTTGACCTTATCGCCTTCTTTAGCGAGTACCGCGTGCGATTTCTTCGGATGCTTTGGCGTCCGTTTGGGTTTGTTGTAACCCGCAAAAGTTTCGCCGCGATACGTGATGCTCATTTGCGCTTTGGTGCTTTGCGTAGTTGTGATTCACGCTTGAGCACTGGGTTGCCAGTTGATTCAGACTTGATTTTGATCACAGGATCATCCTTGCTGCCAACACGAACAACATTGCCACCAGTCGGGCCTTTGATCATGGCGCGTTCACCAGCAATGCTGGTCACAACACCGTAGGTGCGTTTGCCTTGATAGGTCCAGCTCACACGATCACCGCGTTTCATTTTTTCTTGCTGCCTTTTTTGGTCATTGGCTTGTAAGGTTTTTTCGGGCCTTTGTACTTGCCAGGCATAACGTTGCTGCTGTTGTTTCTAGTCTAGTTTGCCGTAACGCTTGCGTAAGTCTTGCAGCGTAAGTTCTGAGCCATCATCACGAACAAGCTTTGCAATCGCATCTTTTGGGCCATGCTTAGCTGAGAGCTTTTTAAAGTATGGAACTTTGGATTTTCCTAGTGCTTGTTCTTGTACTGATTTACTTTGCTTAGCTAACCATTGCCCGTAGCTTTGATCTGCTGGAACTGCGCCGCCTTGTGCTGCACGTTCACCGCGTGATGGTGGATCAAATGGCAAGTTGTCATAGTCAATCACCGCAACCGTCGTGCTGCGGCAGTTGAAGTGTTGCGGTGGTTTCGGACCCTTGCCATATTCAAATTCTCTGCCATCCAATGCACGACAAATGGCAGAAGTACGAGTATCAAGCGTTGCGACATAACGATATTTTTTTGTGATGTCTTGATTGGCTTCATAGACTTGCTGTGAAGCGGCATTAGCAACCTGGTTGATGCTAGTTCGAACCAGGGTGATGACTTGATGGTTTGCTGCGTTTGTCAGTTGACCACCAGCAAGTTGCAACTGTTTAACTGACATTGCTGGCTGCCCAAACTCAAGCCTTCCTACAAGTCTGCGTGCAATGTCTTGCGTCGGTTCACCAGTCAATAAACCCTGCCGCACAACTTGCGCGAATCGTTCAGCTTGATCTTCAGCGATACCACGAAATGCTTTCTCAACGATTTTGCCATTGGGCAGTGTGATCGTTGCACCTTGAGCAGCGGTCAAGCTAAAAGTTTGCGGTGCGCCATATACTGCAGCAAATAAATCATCAGACAACGCAACAACATTGATTTGCGTTGGATCTGTCATCACAACGGATTGTGCAAATTGCGGGCTGATCTCAACAGTTCGCACGATGTCACGACTGCCGCGTGGTAATACCTTTTTCAGTTGTTCTTCTACGAATTCAGATTGCAGCTCTGCTAAACCTTGCAGTTCCAATGCAGTCAGTTCAGTGCTATCACCTGCCCAGGTCGCTAGTGATTCCTTGAGTTGCGCAATAATTGATCGCAATCGCGCAGCCTTGGCCGATTCTTCTAAATCTTCAATAAGGCGTAGTTGATTGACGCTATCCAGAATGATGTCGTTATATGCGTTAATAATACGGCGAGCAACACTGTTGCTATAACGATTCAAATCAATCGCATTGCGATATAACGACTCCGGCGTGCTCATCGTTAATACAGCCCAATATGCTCTGGATCGTAAGGACAGATAATAGAAATCTCAGCACCACCTTCGATTGCTTTTTTCATTAGTTCAGCAAAGCCTGCAATCGTGTCTGTCCCTTCATCAATCAGCTTTGCTTCGTCAACAGTTTCAATCCCGTACTCAGATCGCCATCCCATGCGAACAATGGCAAACAACCGATTGGGTAGCTCCTGCTGGACGTAATGGATGCTGTGCTTTTCCGATGTGTCCGGTTCCATCACGTCCACGCCGCTGCACTCATCATGCCGCATCTTCTTCGATCAGGCTTGACTCTTGAGGCGCGGGTTCCGGCGCAAGATCCATCAATCCGCCGTTCTGCGTTGCTTCAAGCTCATTGTCTACATCAAAGTCGTCACCGAGCACTTCACCTTCTGACAGTTGCATCAGCAGTGTTTCCTGTGTGATCGTGCCAGCGGTGTAAAGCTGCAGCAGTGCTTGGATTTCTTGCGGTTCCAGTCTGGTGCCAAGGAAGTCGCGGTTGACGTAGCTGCTGCCAGGCTGACGATCATCAAGGAATTCGGCGTGATACTGCAGGCAGTTGTCGATCATGTCCTGCATATTCTGAGCGATCACCATCATGGTTGAGTCACCTTGACTGCGATCAAGACGTTTGGCTTCTGCAGTTTCAGCCGATAGCTTTTGACCCAGCACAGCAGACAGCCCTAGTTCATTGATCTGCTTTTCAATTTGATCTAGCCGTTGGAATTGTGATGAAAAGGCATCTGATCCAGGAGCAATATATTCTGCCCGACCATCAGCAGGGAAGGCAATCGCTTCACCAGGGCCTGCACTAACTTCTTCTGCAGCAGTCGGGAAACCGTAAAACGCAAGCATCGGCACGGCGCTGATGTGCAGCTGATTATCGAGATCTGATTGAACTTGATATGCCTTGAGGTTTAGGTTCGCAATATCTTCAAGCGGTGGGCGTGATTCAAAGGTGTTTACCTTATTCGCGTAAGCAACACTGAACGGGATGCGATTTAGGCTTGTGCGTCCTTCATCAACAACACGGAAATCACCTTTCTTTTCATCACGTTGGAAGAGCTTAAATTCACCAGGCGTCAGGACACGCACCTGCTGCACTTGCTTTTCGCCGTATTCACCATCGGGAACAATGACGGTTTCAGATAGACGAAGCTGCGTTAGACGTTGCTCGCCTTCAATCAATTCAGTCCTAAAGCCTAAAATATCACGCGGTGTATATGCACTCCAGTAAGGTCTACCACCATCACGCGGTGCATCAACTAAAACACCGACATGACCGTAACGGATCATTTTCCGTGCTGTTTCGTAGCACCAGACGTTTAGGTCATTGCCTTGCAGGTCAACGTTGAAAAGCTGCTCACGGATTTGATCGGATGTGTCATTCAGGCGCACTGGTTTGCGTGTAAGCATTCCAGCCAGCATCCGTTCAAGGCGCTGATAATACGGCGGGCAGATTGAAGCAAGCAATCTGCGGTCATAGCTTTCGTCTAGTTCTCGCGGTTCTTGTGGAAGATACCGACGATGACGACGGCGAATTTCATAGGTGCCGCCAATTAGATCTTCGATCAAGATCCAATGTGGCTCTTGGTTGACCCACGCTGAATTTGGATCGTTGACTTGCGAGACCTTGGCGAATAATTGCCGGTCATAGTGAGAGAAACCAGAATACACCGCCTTAATCCCGCAAGTCGATGTTCCTAGTTTAGTCTGCGCCTGCAGCAGTTAGAACAACACTGTTGCGGCCTACCTTGATGTCAAACGTGGTGCCAGGATCAAGGTTCATGCCTTCGATGTAAGCACTGCCAACAATGATCTTGCCATCGGATTGCACCTTAGTTTTGTGCGTGAGCTTACGGCCCATGCGCTTCTTAGGTTTCAGGTCAATGCCCTTGGCCTTTAGCAACGCTTCGTAGAAAGTGACGAAGTTGAGCTGTTCGGTACCGTCTTCTTTAATGGTGACATAGCCACATTCCCGCACAAGATCAGAACGGGAAGAATCAGCCATTGCTTTAGTCTTAGCAATCAAGTCTGCGCCTTCAAGCATGTTCAATGAACAAAAGGTGAACAGAGCTTAGGGTAAATGATGTCTGCGTTGTTGTCTAGTAAAAAGGGGGCTTTCGCCCCCAGTGTTGTCAAGCGACTCCCTTGGAAACTTGATAGTTGCATCCCGTGTCGCGGTACTCAAGATTGGCGCATTCCAGCTCAGCTTCTAGTTTGGTATCAAACCAAAGAATTGCAGAGGACCCATGCCATGCGTTGCAGATAATCCAGTACTTGGACTGAATTTCGGCCATTGTCATGCCTTTGCAGGTGTTGTTGGCAGTGCTGGACATCTGATGCTCCGGTGTGGAGGACCGACCGCCTCCGATGAATTAAAGATACCCGAGAATGACCCCGTTTCCCCCTATTGTGTGCAGCTTGCGCAACTGGCTCAATAGATTCTAATGCCGGTTCCACGACCTGCTCTTGCATACAACGGATTAAACAGACGCCAGATCATGTAACCAATGGCGTCGTTCATGTGATCGTACCCTGCGTCTTTATCTGGCTCACCTTTCTCCGTGTAGCTTTGCAGCTCCAGGCATTCAATCGTGCGCTTACAGTTTTCCGTAATCTGCACCCTTACTTGTCCTTTCCCGTTCTCCAAAGCAGCTTGAACAGCAGCCACCCGATCACGCACGGGAGGATTTGACCTTTCTGATTGATTGCTGAATCCGTAGCTTTGCAAAATTTCGATGTCAGTTCTACTGGCGTTCGTGCTTCTATTTCCGCCTGATGCGTCAGGGTAGGCATATAGCTGACGTTGGGGATAACGTCTTTTAATTTCTTGTCCGATGGCATCTGTGTCATGACCACCGCTGATTTCATCAATGACGATGAGTTTATTTGGTGTGCGTACTGCGATCACCGCACTCATTTTGCCGATGTTGAAGTCAACGCCAACGTGTAAAGGTTCATTATCAGCGTCGAACGATTTGATGACATGCTTCTCACGATCGAATCTGTCATACACCTGCCCTGTGTTTAGGTTTACAAACTCACCGTCAAGATACGCTTTCAGCAGGCTTGGATCGTAGTTAGCTTTTAAGCGTTCAATGAAGTCTGGCGGCAGATGTGGATTGTCTACTGTCTTCATCTTGATGAGCTTTCGATCTGGGCGTTCGAGCGCATCAGAAGTCCCAAACTCGTTATACAACCACTTAAAGCCTTCTGGCGTCGATGCTGCAGCAAACTGTCTGGTGTTACCGGATCGCAAGCGACCAAGGATCTTGGGGAACGCCTTTGATGTGATCGCAGTGTTTACAACGTCCACCTCATCAGCACAACAGAATGCGAGGTTCAAGCCGATGATGCGTTGGTAGTTTTCAAAGCTACGGCACAGGATCTTCGTATCACCACCAGGCAAGTGCAGGATGTATTCCGGCAATGGTGAAGCCCTAAAGGTATGCGGGATTTCGTATTGCTGTAGGAAATCGTCGAAGTCATTTAGCCAGATGTCACGGATCAAAGGACCGGTAGGCTCCATGACGCAACCAATGAAGCCCTGATTGGCAATCGCTAGCGCAAGGGTTTTGGCGCATAATGCTCGGGTTTTGCCTGCACCGTAACCGGCTGATATTGCCAAGATCTGCGAGTCTTGATCTGATACGAAGTCGAGTTGTCCTGGGTGTAGATCAGCCTTGATGCGATTCAGCAGCTCGTTTGCATCTTGCAATGCATGGGCTTCACCCAGCTTTTGCAGGACGTTCCCTTCAGGGACAACATCAAGAATCGACATTACGCAAACATGCTCCGCGCAGTTGAGCACGCTTTTCTTCGATCAAGTGCATCGACGACACTGTGCAACATGCCGTGACATCGTTGATCTTCATGCACACTCGATACATGCTGTCTTCTGTTGCTTCGTACCAGAATTCTTCAGTCATGAAATGAGCTGTGCAAGTTTGGCGGCAGTGTTGATGCAACCTAGGGAAACAGAAAGCTGACCACGATTACGAGCTTCCTGCTGCAGAGTCGAGCATTGCGACAGTAGATCAGCAATCATTTGCGGACGTTCTAAATCCCAATCAGCACGAATTTGCTGGCGTGCAAGGTCTAAATAACGATCAACCGTGCGTTCACTCACACCCCAGTTTTCGGCAGCGTGCCGCCAGCAGTCTGATCGCTTACCACCATGAGCGAGGATGCGACAAAACTCAGCAACGCGCAGTTCTGTTTCTGCTTTTGTTGAGCCTTTTGCAGCCATGCAGCTTTAATTATTGCTTTGACTATACAGAGTTTTGTGCATCAAGGAAACGAGCGTATGCACCAGGGCGTGGCTTGAAGCTGCGACGGTAGGTTTTGTTGGTGTTGGAGATGTAGAGCTTGCGGCCATCGTCGGTGATGATGTATCTAGCACCGCGTGGGGAAGTGTGTACTTCGTGGTTGCCGATGTACTTTTCAGAGATCGTCGCCATTTCGGGAGTAAAAAACAAGAGTAGGTTTTTGATCTTGTTCGTAACGGTGATACCCAACAAAGTCGCCAGGAAACCCGTCAACCCATGGCATCAGCCAGTCAAAGAAGTGCTGAACCTCCCCGCTGTAATTTTTGAGATCACCTTTGCCGAGAAATGACCATTGCCGTGAGATTTCGTCGTATGTCAACGAGTGCACATACGTTGATGGCGTATAGTAACTGCCGTTATTGAATAGATTCCCACTTCTATTTGGAAAACCATTCGGCTGCAAACCTGCGCATAGCTGCCTAAGTATGTCAATGATTTCTTGTGGGGTCTCTTCCTTTAGATCCACGTTGACGTAAATTTCTGTGTACATTCCCATCAGTTGTTCTCCTGTGTGGTGGTGGGGCGCATTGATTTTTTGATGTCTGCAATCAGTTGTAATCTGTCTTGCTCATCTTCAAAATCATAAATTGGACAATCACTTCCCACCCATGGGCTGCATCTAATCCAATTAATCACCTGCTCCAACTGCCAATCAGCAGCGGCACGTAGGTCGTCGTAAGTGAACCCACAATTAACATCACCAATACCCTCAAAAGAGTCATATTGAGGGGAGGCAAATGTGTCGATGATCTCGTCAGTCAGTGGGTGAAAGTAGCTGTTGCTCATTTTGCGGTTGAGGGTTGAGGCGATCGTGATACAGGGCTGTGTAGAAGTCGTCGTAGGTGTTGAGGATGCTACGCAGCTTTTTGTTGCTGATTCGACGCGATGGTGAAGATTGCGATTGCTGCAGCTTGTTCTGCTTGTTGTGCGGTGAAGATACCATGGAAACGTTTACGGATGGCGGTTGTCACCTGATGTAGTGCATCAGTGGTGATTGCTTTTTGATGAAGTGAGTTTCGGATGATGTTTGCACGAGTGGTGTTTTGTTCAGTAGCAACTTTGTCAATAGTTTGAATGTCTTTTTCATCAAGACGCAGGGTGATTTTTTTAAGGGACATCAGCAGCAGTCAAAAGGTGAGCTTTGATTCGCTCTAAATCGTTGCTGAAGGATCGTAGCAAGTCTTTTGGGATTGAACGTTG